ATGACCATAAATTATTAGACACAGCATATATCTATGTTCGTCTGAAATACGACACAGATCAATTCGCGCAGGGCTTGCCGAACATCTCCACAGTAGTTAGAGGTAAAAAGGTTTATAACCCTGTCTCAGCAACTACAGCATGGTCGCAGAATCCCGCTCTCTGCGTGTTTGACTACTTAAAGGATACAAAGTATGGCTTGGCAGAATCGGCCTCTAACGTCAATTCAACGGCTCTGATAGCGGCTCAAAGTTTATGCGATGAGACTGTTAATTTGTCAGGCGGTGGCAGTCAACAGCGATACGTTCTGGATGGTGTTTTAGATACTGCAAATAGCCGAAAAGATAATATCGAGGCCATGTTGTCGAGCATGGGTGGTAAGTTAATCTACTCAGGCGGTGAGTATTTTATTGTCGGTGCTGAATACAACACCCCCACGATTACAGTCGATGAATCTGTATTAGTCGGTGGTATATCGGTTAAGACCAAGCAAAGCCGCAGAAGCCTCTACAATGGCGTTAAGGGCGTTTACTTAGCAGAAGAAGAAAACTACACCCTAGCGGATTATCCCTCGATAACGAGCAGTAGCTACTCTACAGAAGATGGCGATCCTATCTATCTAGATATGCCGTTGCCGTTTACGACTAATAACGTAAGGGCGCAGAGAATCGCCAAGATTGCCCTATTGCAATCTAGACAGCAAACGCAGATAACCATTCCCTGTAATCTGGCCGCACTGAAGTTTAAGGCTGGCGATAACATTATGGTTACTAACTCGCGTATGGGTTGGACTCAGAAAGTTTTTGAGGTTACTGGCTACCAGTTAGACATAACCAATGATGGCGCGATTATTGTAAATGTAGACGCAATAGAAACGGCCTCTGCTATTTATGATTGGGCAACATCCGATCAGCAGGACTTTACCACTGGTGGCGAGGTTGATTTGTATGATGGCTTTACTACTCAGCCGCCTACTAATCTTGCCGCTACATCTACCACTACAGTCGCATCTGATGGCACATTATTGCCCTCTCTTAGATTAACTTGGACTGATTCAACCGATGTATTTGTCACTCAGTATGAAGTGCAATATCAGCGCGGTTCAGCCAATGTAGATTATGGAGAGATAACAGATGCTTACACGACTAACACCGATCAGGGCTTAATCACTAATGCGGCATCTATTACATTAGATTACGGTTCTATCGATGACCCAGTGGCGACTGATGAGCCTAACTATAATTCTGTCTTTGTAACGACTAATCAGTATGTAATTACTGGTGTTGTTCCATCTGCTAATTACAACATTAGAGTTAGGGCAATAAATAATCTTGGCGTTAAGAGCAACTTTATTACCCTGTCAGGATTGGCCGAAGGGGATACTGATCCCTGCGGTATTCCTGATAGCCTAAGTGCAGTTGGTGGCCTGAAAGAAATTAGCCTATCTTGGATTATACCGACTGAGCCTGACTACTCTCACGTAGAAGTTTGGGAAAACATCGTAAACAACTCTGCGACTGCAACTAAGATTGCGACTGCCAGCGGGGATAACTTTGCCCGCACAGGTTTAGGTTATAACGTACTTAAATATTACTGGGTTAAGTCGGTCGATTACTCTGGTAATGTTTCTGGCTTTTCATCGGTAGCTAGTGCGACTACTTTATTTGTCGATACTGATTCCTTTAGCCAGGCAGTAAATGATTTATTCCAAGAGGCGGGAGCGTATGGTATTGAGCCTGTCAGTTCGCTTCCTTCAACGGGTGACTTCAATGGTCAGATTAAATATCTAACAACTACTAATAAACTATACCGCTGGGATTCTTCAACGTCTGCCTGGACTGATGATATATTCTCTATTACGTCTGGTTCGGTAGATGCGGCATCATTCGCATCAGGTATCGAGCCGATTAGTATTGTTGCTAGTTTGCCTAACCCATCAGGTTACACTGGACCACAGTTAGTATTCCTGACAACTGATTATAAATTGTATCGATACAACGGAAGTGCGTTTGTCTCTAGCATTTCGGCTGGTGATATTACTGGCACTATCGGATCGGATGTATTCCCCAGTAATTTAAGACCAGTAGAGATTGTTTCTACACTTCCTACTACGGGTAACTTCCAAGGTCGGCAGGTATTTCTCACATCTGACAATAAGCTATACAGATATAACGGAACGTCATTTATCGCAAGCGTAGCAACTAGCGATCTTCAGGGTCAGGTAAGCAGTACGCAGATCAGTGACAACTCAATATCAACAGCCAAGATACAAGCAGACGCGATCACTGCAAATGAAATATCAACTGGCGCGGTTACTGCTGACGCTATTACTGCTGGCTCTATTGGCGCGGCCGCAATAGCGGCTGATGCCATTACATCGGATAAGATCGCGGCTAATGCTGTAACGGCTGGTGCTATTCAGGCGGGTGCTGTTAGCACTGATGCTTTAGCGGCTAATGTTATTACTTCAGATAAGATTTTGTCAGGAGCTATACAAACATCAGACTTAGCGGCTAACTCTATCACTGGTGGTCTTATTGCGGCATCAGGTGTCATCACTAGCGCGGCACAAATAGACGACGCTGTAATTACATCGGCCAAGATTGATAACCTTGCAGTGACTCAGGGCAAGATTGCTAATTTAGCAGTTACAGAAGGTAAGATTGCTAACCTTGCAGTTGATACATTAAAGATTGCAGATAGGGCAGTAACATTGCCTAACAGCGCATTTACATCAAGCGAAATATCTGTTGACGATAATGATGGGTTGGTAACTATACAAACAGTTAGCTACACCACAACTGGATCGCCAGTTAATATTTCTGCTAGTTGCTATTACTATGGCGATGATGATGACTCTACAAGTGGTGATGTACAGCTACGATTTAGAATATTGCGTAATGGAACGCTAATTGGCGCAATCACTCCAATAGATATATTTAGATTTAATTCTAACGGTCAAAAAACAATTTATCCGTTTTCTATATCTGTTAAAGATACGCCAGCATCAGGAACAGTAACGTATACATTTGTTGCCGATGTTCCATCAGTTTCTGCAAATCCTAATTGCAAAATTGGCAACCGTTCGCTAGTTACGCTAGAGGTTAAAAAATGAAATCTTATATCGTGTATGACAGCGATGGCATAATAGTTAGAACAGGCGTATGTTCTCAGCATGATTTGCATTTGCAAGCTATTGATGGGCAGTTTGTGATAGAAGGCGAGGCAGATGACGCATCTAAAATGATTGTTGATGGAAAGATTGTTGATAAGCCAGAGACAATATATACAGACGCAGAATTAAACAATCAGGTCTTAAAAAATATCAGGGCTACAAGGCGCAATAAATTAGCAGAATCAGATTGGACTCAATTTGCAGATAGCCCGTTAACCGACAAGAAAAAGGCAGAATGGGCAACGTACAGGCAAGCACTTAGAGACTTGCCACAAGAATATCCTAATGCTATTTCAAATGATGATATAATTTGGCCTACAAAGCCGAGGTAACGACATGACAACAGCAGTACAAAGACGCAGAGGCACTAACACCGAACACGCATCCTTCACAGGGTTAGAGGGTGAAATTAGTGTAAATACTACCAACGAATCCGTACACGTTCACGATGGATCGACTGCTGGCGGCTTTGAGTTGATGCGGGCAGATGGCTCTAATTCATCTGTATCGCTAGGCGATATAACAGGCGTTACTGCTGGCACTGGGTTAAGCGGTGGCGGCACTAGCGGAGATGTGACTTTAAATATTGATTCTACAGTTGCTACCCTTGCAGGTACTCAGACATTTACTAACAAGACGCTAACCAGCCCGATCCTAAACACTCCCACTATAGGCACATCGTTTACCATTGGTGGCGCGACTATTACAGAGGCAGAATTAGAGATACTCGATGGCGCAACTTTAAGCACTACAGAGTTAAACTATGTCGATGGCGTTACCAGTTCTATCCAGACCCAGATAGACGCTAAAGCCCCTATAGCATCGCCTACGTTTACTGGTACGGTGACAATTCCCACGGCAGACATCAACGCAGGTTCTATCGACGGCACAGCCATTGGCGCATCCTCTGCATCCACAGGCGCGTTTACTACGCTGACTGCTAGCGGTGCATTCACAAGTGTTGGTATTGATGACAATGCTGATGCCACTGCAATCACTATTGATTCTTCAGAGAACGTGGGCATAGGGACTAGTTCTCCTTCAAGAACCTTCCATTCCAAAGGCGCAAGTGGAATTAGCACGACAGGTAAGTTTGAAGCAGGTGGCTCTCAAGTCTACATCCAGTTATCTTCAACTGGTCAAGCAGATGGAGACAGTGGGTACATTGGGTATGACTCAAGTGAAAACCTAACGCTGTTTACTGGTAACACAGAACGCATGCGCATAGACTCCTCTGGGAACGTGGGCATAGGGACTAGTACAACCGTTAGAAAACTAACAGTTAACGAAACTGGAACAAGTGCTATTGCTCATTTTGAAAGTGACCAAAGTGCATCAAAAGTTTACTTCCATGACGCAAACACTAGTCAGACCTACTCTGTTGCGCTAGGTTCTATTGGCGATGATATGGTGTTTTATGCCTCTTCAGGCGGCTCAGAACGCATGCGCATCGACTCCTCTGGCAACCTGTTGGTGGGTACTACTGCTACAACACCAACAACAGGTGGAATAGTTTTATATAAAGATTCTACTAGAGGCATAGTTAGGGCAGGTACTAACATAACAGCGGCTGACGCTGTAGCGGCTTGGTATAATCCTAATGGCAAAGTCGGTCAGATAGTTACGAGTGGTTCATCGACATCCTACAACACCACATCAGACTCCCGCCTCAAGGAAAACATTGCAGACGCTGATGATGCGGGTAGCAAGATAGACGCTATCCAAGTGAGACAGTACGATTGGAAAGCTGACGGCTCTCACCAAGACTACGGCATGATTGCACAGGAACTCGTTGAGGTAGCACCAGAGGCTGTAACTGTTCCTGCTGACTCAGAAGACATGATGGGCGTGGACTACAGCAAGCTAGTCCCAATGTTAATTAAAGAAATTCAATCATTACGCAACCGTGTTGCACAACTAGAGGAATAAAATCATGGCAGTAACTTGGACAATCTCAACCCTAGAACGCAACACTGATGACGGTGTTGTTGTAGCACACTGGCAAGCTAGCGATAGTGAAACAGTAGGCGAAGTAGAACACGTAGGTAGCTCATACGGCTCTTGCGGCTTCACTCCTAATCCTGACGCTGATGGCTATGTAGCCTATGACAGTCTAACAGAAGAAACTGTAATAGGATGGGTAAAGGCTGACGTAGACGCTGACGCTGTAGAGGCAAGCATTGCTTCACAGATTGCAGACAGCAAGGCTCCCGCGATTAGCACTGGAGTGCCTTGGTAATGATTGATCCCGTCACAGCCATCAGCATAGCCACTAACGCCTTTGGTACT